ATGATTACTCATGCGCGAGTGATGGCAGTCACGCTTGTTCCTAAACCAGCTTTCCAAGAGTGCCAGATCTACCTCGTCACAGACGAGAGTAATAATAAGGAGGATGTAGTGGTTGAAGACGGAGTATACGCGGACGATATGGATCCCGTAGAAGCTTCTGCGCTAGTTGCGTGCGGACTTGTTGCTGGTTCTATACCAGTCACGCCTCCTCGCGAATGGTTCAATAATCCAGAGTTACGAAAGGCAACGCCTTTAACTGTGGATGATGAAGGTCGAGTGTTTGGCCATATCGCAGCATGGCATGTAGATCACATCGGAATGTCCTTTGGAACGCGCCCACCTCGCTCTAAGAGCAAGTACGCGTACTTCCACACGGGAGTTATACGCGCTGATGACGGAACAGACGTTCCTGTCGGTCAATTAACATTAGCTGGAGGCCACGCATCACTAGACGCAGACGCCTTTGCAGCAGCTCGTCACTACGACGACACAGCGTCTGCTATCGCAGACGTACACGCAGGTGAAGACGCATTTGGTATCTGGGTATCTGGCGCATTACGCCCAGGTGCATCGCCAGAGCAAGTTCGTGCCCTTCGCGCTTCTGCGCCATCTGGCGACTGGCGTCCAATCAAGGGAAATCTTGAGCTAGTAGCGGTATGTCAGGTAAACGTTCCAGGGTTCCCTATCGCACGGGCTCGTGTAGCCTCAGGCGCGGTTATGGCATTAGTTGCAGCAGGTGCCCAGGTACTTGCACGCATGAAGTCAGATCCTGTTGCAGAATTGAACGCTCGTATAGACAAACTTGAGCAGTTAGAATACGACCAACTTTCAATAAAAGCTGATGCAGCAAAGGCAAAGTTTGATGAAGTTCGTGAAGAGCGTCTAGCTCAGCTTTCAGCTGTTGCCGATGCAGCTTACGAGCGTATTCACGGCGAGCCTCGCTACGATGACCAGTTCGGCTACATCTCTCGTGAAAAGCGTCAGAAGCTAGCCAAGGAAGGTAAGGCTCTTCCAGATGGTTCTTTCCCTATTACAAACCTTGATTCCCTAAAGGACTCAATTCAAGCGTACGGTCGCGCTAAGCCTGGCAACAGAGCTGCCGTTCGCCGTCACATTAAGAAAATGGCTCGTAAGTTTGATCGCCCGGATCTAATCCCAGAAAAATGGAAGAGCATGTCTAGTGATATTGCAGATGAAGACCTAAACGATCTACGCGCACGAATTACCGAATTTTCAACCAAAGTTGACGGTGACTTGGGAAAAGCATTAGCGGTTGATTCAGAAAACAAGGGTATTTATACCCCTGGGAATCAACCGCGCGATGAAAAAGGTAAATTCCGCGATGTTTTAGCGCGTATTAAGAACAATCTAGGTGCATCTGGTTCTCAAGGAGTAATAGATAAATTAGAGGAGGCAGAGAACCTTGACAACGCTGGAAATTATGTGGGAGCTGCTAAGGCGGGAACGGAACTTATTTCGATTATTGATAGACTTGATGCGGGATCTCTCAACAAAGACGCGCTAGAGAATATTCGCTCTTCATCAAGAGAACTTGGCAAGGTAATTGCCAACCTTCCTTTTGATTTTGGAAGCGATACGGAGAAGGTACGCTATAGTGATCTACCTCCAGCTTTAAAGTCCCTTCTAGACGACATGCTTTCTAGGGTGGAAGATAAGATAGGCAAAAAGGATGCTCAAGAAGCGACTAGCGGTTTAAGGTCGTTTATGTCCGGGGGAGACTACTATACTCAACAAGAGATTTCTTCTGAGTTAAGTAAACTTCTCCGACTATTAACTTAACAAATATAATGTATTATTCAATTCAGGTGGAGTGCCTCTACGCAAATAGCGTCAAGAGTCCCTCGGCCTTGGACTGATAAGCGAGATGAACTAACTAATCTTGTTCATCATGACTGGCCCGAAGGAGGGACAGAGTGGACCGTATTAAAGGAATGCTAGATACGCTTAGCGAGCTTAGCGACGAACAAGTCGTTGAGTTGCAAAGCACTATCGTTAGCGAGTTCGAGACGGTTGAAAAGGAAGATCCTACTCCACAAACAGTAGACGCCATGACAGCCCTAGCCGACATGCTTGACACCGTTCGCGGTGAAATTAAGCAACGCGAGGCAAACGCACAGGAGCTAACCGCTCGTGCTGCAGAAGCCACTATGCGCGTTAAAGGCGAGGATGTTGCAATGCCTGAAGACGGCGAAGCCGCAGCTGAAGAAGTAATAGAAATTGTTGCTGAAGAAGCTGATCCTAAGAAAGAAGCTGCTGCCGATATGGCTCCAGCAGAAGAAGAACCAATGGCTCCAGCAGAAGAAGCTCCTGAAGAGGAAGCTAAAGAAATGCCTGCTGAAGACGACGAGGACAAGAAAAAGGAAAAGGCAAACCCTATGACAGAAGCGTCAAACACAGTTGAAGAAGCATCTGAGCTTTCAAACGATACTGCAGAAGCAGTAACAGAAGTAACAACAGAGGTAGTTGCAGAATCTGCAGCTGAACTTTCTGTTAAAGAAGTACCTGTAACAGAAGCAGTTGAGACAGTCGTCGCATCTGCTGAAGCTGCAGAAGAAGAAATTACAACAGAACCAACCCCAACAGATGCGCCAGAAGCGCAGGAAGATCAGGAGGCACCAGTGACCGCCGCCGCAACTCAAGACGGAGCTTTTGAAGCTCCAGCTGACCGTCGCCCAGTAACTCAGGCTGCAGCTGCTACAGTGGCAATCACTGCTGGCGCTGACATCCCTGGCTACACAGCCGGCAGCTCAATCGACGACATGAATGGCGTTGCAGAAGCAATGGCAAAGCGCATTCATACACTTCGTCGTGTAAATGGTGGAGATGGAGAACAACACATCGTTGCTTCTGTCACCACTAAGTTCCCAGAAGAGCGCACCCTTACACAGGACGCAGAATCTAACTGGAACAAGATTCAGTCTGTAGTCGGACCTGAGGCACTTGTTGCTTCTGGCGGACACCAGGCTCCATTCGAAGTTAAGTACGACATCTTCGGTCTTGGCACAGCAGTACGCCCAGTCCGCGATTGCCTACCTCGCTTCCAAGCAGATCGTGGCGGCATCCGCTACATCGTTCCACCAGTACTAGCGGACTACAGCGGCGCTGTAGGAATCTGGACTGCTGCAAACGATTCAGCAGAAACACCAAACCCATCAGCTAAGCTAAGCTTGACTGTAACAGCGGCATCTGAGACAACAGTCTCAACAGACGCTGTAACACTACAGCTACAGTTTGGTAACCTTCTTACACGTGCATATCCTGAATTGATCGCTCGCCACAACGAGCTTGGTCTTATTCAGCACGCACGCGAGGCTGAAGGAAACCTCCTAACAAAGATCGGCGCAGCATCAACAGCTGTTACATCATCATCTGTTGTTGGTCTTGCTCGTGACTTCCTAGTCCAGCTTGGCCGCGCTGCAACAGCATACCGTTCACGTCACCGCCTAGATGCAGATGCGCCACTTCGCGTTATCATGCCAGCGTGGATCAAGGACGCAATGGCTGCTGACCTAACTCTATCAATGCCTGGAGATTCAACTCTCAATGCATATGCAGAGATCGAAGGCTACATTGCTTCACGTGGTATCAACGTGTGCTACTCACTCGACATCGCTGGTGGAACAGCAGCATTTGCTGCTCAATCATCAGGCGCAATGACCGAGTTCCCAGACACATTCATCTGGTACATGTTCGCTGAAGGTTCATTCTTGTTCCTTGACGGCGGCACATTGGATCTCGGAATTATCCGTGACTCAACACTCGTTGGCACAAACGACTACAAGATGTTCGTTGAAACCTTCGAGAACGTTGCAAAGGTTGGCGTCGAATCAATTCAGGTGACATCAACAATCAACGTAAACGGTACAGCTTCTGCACTACGCGACCTACTTGGTGGCGCAGCAGCGGCAACAGTCGAATACTAAAATTCGATAAGTCGTGGAGGGAGCGCTCAGCAATGGGCGCTCCCAATACGAAGAACAACATAGCTAAAACCAACTTTTAAGTTAGGAAGTACATTCAAGATGGCCTTTACGGGAGTATTTGAAGCACCTGAGATTGTGAGTGCTAATTTTGGTCTACTTGGCTGTGTTAAACCTCAGACTAATCTAGACGAAGATCAATGGGTACGCGGCTTTTCCCAATACTGGGACAGTGGAGTATATTCCGCTAAAAACTGGGATGATACAGATACAACTTCATCTACAATTGCAAGCAACGCGACGCCAGCTCGTTACCTAGAAGTTAAACCATTTTTTGTTGAAGTTGAAGACTACCGCTCAACACTAGGTCTACTTGGTATAGACCACATTGAAAGAATTAAACGTCAGCTAGAGTGTATTACTCAGAAAGCTCTTGAAAAAGAGTTATGGGACGGTGCAGTTCGCATTGGTGCTAGCCATACAAATCGAGCGCTAGTTAGCCCGTCTGCTGACATTCTAAACTCAGGCACAGCGTTGTCCCCTCGTCGCGCCCTTGCGCTTCTTGAGCAGACAATTGGAAATGCCTCAGATTGCGGAATCCAAGGAGTCATTCACATGACCCGAGACGTTGCCGCGCTCGTTGCAAGCTCGAACTTGATCTATCCTTCATCTGATAGTGGGGACACCTTCCTTAGAACTGTTGGCGGCACTCCGGTAGTAATCGGTTCTGGTTACTCAGGAGCAGGCCCAACTGATGCAGCTGGAGACACAGAGACACCCAGCGCAACAAACAAATGGATGTACGCCACAGGAGACGTTAGAGTCATTCTTGGTGATATTGACGTTGTTAATGACAGTCTAGCACAGGGCTACGACGTATCAGGCAACGCGAACAACATGCTTCTTAAGGCAATTCGCCCAGCGGCAGTGTACTTTGACTCATCTGTACACGCAGCAGTCAGAGTTGACTTAACCGCGTAAAATATACGTATTAGCAGCCGCTTCTAAATAATAAGGAGAAATATAAACAATGGCAACTCAAGAATACGCCGCGAGTATTCAAGGTGTGTCAATTCGAGTAACTCGTCTTGACGCATCTGGTAATCTCCTGAATACAGAAGGCGACAGCTACACAACTTCAGGCTTCATGCGCTTATCGTTTACGCCTGAGTACGAAGAAGGCGATGAAATCACAGAAAAGGGCGCGGACGGTACAGTTCACGTTACCTACAAAGCACCAGATACTTTAAAGCGTATCTCAATGGAAATTGCAATCGCAGAGCCAGACCCAGAGCTAACACAGCTAATGTCCGGTGGTCTTTTGCTACGTAAGAACCTTGGAACTTTTGCTGCACCAAATCGTAAGTCAATCGGTTGGTCTTCTCCTGGAACCGGTGATGATCCTGCGGGCTACGGCGTCGCGATTGAATGTTGGTCTCACGCAATTATCGAAGGCAAGAAGGCTTCAACGCTTCCTTACTTCCACTGGGTATTCCCATATTGCAAGCTTCGCCTTTCAGGTGACCGCGTTATTGAAAACGGTTTGCTTGCAAACACTTTCCAGGGCTACGGTCTTGGCAACGTAAACTTCGGTCAAGGTCTTGACGAGCGCTGGGAGTTCCCAGTGGCAACAGAGCGTCCGTACGCGTACGCTCGTAATGGTTGGGCTCCTACAGGTCGTAAGGGCTTCTACACATGGCATGGCGAGATCTCAAAGACTGTTTCAAACGTTGCCCGTACAGGCACTACAGCTACAGTTACTACATCAGCAGCTCATACGTTTGCTGCCGGTGACTCTGTGGTAGTTGCTGGTCTAACTAACACTGCTCTTAATGGCACATACACTATTACAGCGGTTCCAACAACAACTACATTCACGTACACTACAGCAACTACTGGCACCATCGCGTCTTCAGCAGATGCGGGCACAGCGATTGTTGCAGCTAACTCACGCGATGTTACTGACTTCCTCTCAGAGGGTTCAACAACAGCGTATAACGTTCCAGGATCACAAGAATACAACGAGGACAATGAAGTTGACTTCATTATTGCCTCTGTAGAGGATCCAACCTCTTAATAAACAGAAGTGAGCGGCATGCCAATGTGTAAAAATAAACACAGGCATGCCGCTCCTTTATTACAACAGGTATCAACGACGACTAGACAGGACGGTTAAGTGTCAAATCTTTGGATTTCGGTAGAAGAACTTGACAACTACGCAGATAGCGAATACGCGTATGAGGCCGTTAAGGTTGCCTCACAACTTCTTTGGTCTATGTCGGGAAGAAAATATGGTGGGATTACCACTGTAACAGAAAAGTACGTTTGCGCATCTCGCGCATACCGTCTCGGTGCGTCTTCACGTAATTATTCACCCGAACTTGTTGGCGGAGACTTATATAACATCCCTCTTGATGAATTTGATGACTACGCGGAGCTAACTACAGACGGTATGTCGCCTTCTACACGTTTACGCCTGCGCGGAGGACCGGTAGTAAAGATAGATGCGATTCGTGACAGAGCTGGAAACATCATTGACCCATCTAACTACTACCTAGTTGATCATTCTACTATCCAAGCGCGCGCTGGAGTTGCCTGGGCACCTTGCAATATTGAAGTAACATACACCTACGGCTCAATGCCGCCTGCAACAGGAGTAGCGGCCGCTCGAATTCTTGCTACAGAGTTTATTAAGCTATGGAGTGGCGCTGACGATTGCGCGCTACCTTCACGTATTACGTCTGTTGCCCGCCAAGGCGTCTCATACACGATCCTTGACAACCAAGACTTTATTGATGACATGCGAACAGGTTTATACATCGTAGACCTATTCTTAAAGTCCTCTAACCCAGATAAGGCTCGCACCAAGGCAAGAGTATTTTCACCAGACCTTCCACGTGCTCGACGCCATGTAGCAAAACCATACGCGCTACCTGCAACTGCTCTTGATATGTTTATCACGGGCAGCAACGGCGGAACGGTAGACGTTAACATTGACTACATCAACGCAGATTTTCTAGTGCTTGACCCTACATGGATACCTTCACTTAAAATATCTAACTATTCTGGCACAAAGAGTAAGGAAATCGGCTCTGGTGCGGTTTCTGTAAACTCTATCTATACAGATATCACTAAGAGTATTTCACACAAACAGCTTACAGATAACATTGTGACCTTAACTACTTCTACCGCGCATGGATTCTCTGAAGGTGATCTAGTTACTATCTCCGGCATAAATGCTACGTTTAACGGCGCTTACTACATCTCAGACGTGCCAACTACGACACAGTTTAGATACGCCAAAGTTGCATCCGACGTTGTATACGGGGCTGACACAGGCACGGCTGTTGTAACCAACGAGTCACGCGACACGTTGACCTTAACAGTCTCGTACAAAGACGCGTACGCCTACGCGGGATTCTTAGATCCTGGAACATGGGACCTATACGCTACACGCGGAACAGAAACAGTTTATATTGCCTCAGGTAACTTAGTTCTACGTCTTGGGACAGCGCCTACACGCACGTACTCGCTGGGTGAGTAGCATATGCCTATTACTAGTATATCTGGCGTTGATGAAGATGCGCTTAGCTTAAAATATCTACTTGACGGAGTTCTTTCGAAGACTATTGATGTTTTTGAAGAGTACAACGTGCCTCTACCAGCACGACGTTACTGGACTGTAGGCACCGCGGCTGTAGACTGCGAGCAGGTTGCTGTATCATTCATTCAAATATATTTAGGGACTCCTGGCGACCAGGCAGGTCAGCCTCTACGCACAACTAGCCCGCGTAGTGCGGTGTTATCTATAGGTATCTCTCGCGAGGTACCCGTTGTTGGTGTAAACGGTCGTGCGCCTACAGGAGAAAAAATACAAGAAGGCTCTGAAATTGCCGCAGTTGACGCATGGGTATTTATGCGACTTCTAAACAGACTTGATCAATGGGAACCAGGAGAGTTCGGTCTTGGCGTAATAGCTACCGCGGACGTTAGCGGTAATGAAGGCGGATTCCAAACTACAACCATGCAAGTAACGATGGCGATACCTTAAGATGGCCGTAAAAGTAATTTGGAATAAGCCAGCGATTGACAACATGCTTAATAGCCCGACCGGCGAAGTTGGCCGATGGCTTTCTGCACAAGGAACTAAATTCGTAGCGGCCGCAAGAGCTCAGGTAGGAAAAAGAACAGGGTTTCTTGCTGGATCTATTCATATGCGCCACTCGCGAGGCGCACGCTACCAGGAACTACGTATTGGCTCAACGTTGAGCTACGCTCTTGCTCATCACGAAGGCACTAAGCCACACGTTATCATGGCTAAAAATGCCGGAGCTCTTAGATTTACATCTGGGACTCGAATCGTGTACGCAAGATCTGTAAAACATCCAGGAACAAAGCCAAATAAGTACCTTGCTGATAATCTGCACATATTCAGATCATAGCTCGGTATTTAGTGTAAAATAATCAAAAATAAGACAAAAGTCTTGTTAAAGACACTAACATAATACGGAGGAAAGAAAGATGAGCGCTAGATATAAGGATTTTGGTTCAGCCGGAGCTAACGATGCAGCACCGCTATCATTTAGACTTCATGATGAAGAGTTTCATTGTGTAAAGGCTGTGCAAGGTAAGGTTATGCTTGACATGGTTAAAGAGTCAAGCTCTGAAGACCCAGCAAAGAACGCTGAAATGATTGAGAAGTTCTTTTCACAGGTTCTAGTAGATGAAAGCTATGAGCGTTTTCAAGCTCTTCTTGTTCACAAGGAAAAGATTGTAACTGTAGACGCCTTGGCTGAGATCACAGGTTGGCTCATCGAGGAGTACACCGAACGCCCTTTAGAGCAGCCAGAAATCTCCTAGACTGGGGAATTGATCTCTGGCCATATGTTAACGGAAGGACACTGATGAACGGTTTAGATCTTAGAACCATGCCAGCTAATGACATGGTTGATGTTCTTCACTACCTTTTCGAAGACGACCTCAGTGCTAGCACCGCGGAGCAAGCAGAAGCTCGCTCTAAGGCTAGAGTTTCTATTTACAGAGATTTATACGGTCGCGAGTACAAGTACTTTATAGACACTACAAGTGCGTCTCATCCGGACTACAACAGTGCGGAGTACGACGCTCCTGAAGAATCAAAAGAAGAGGCTATAGTCCCTTTTAACCCAGTAAAGCAACCGGTGAAGCCTTTTATGAACCCAACGACTGGTAACGCTGCTTCTTCAAAGCCTTTTGGTAAGTTACTTGACGAACCAATGAGTTACTAACAAATAAACGTTAACGCAGGAAAGGAGGTGACATCATGGCAGTAGTAGGCGAGGCAATTATCGTTGTCCGTACGATGAGTACGGGCTTTGACAAGCAACTTAGAGATTCTGTAAAAGGAATTGATAAGATTGGCGAAGATGCTGGAAGAAGACTTTCTAGTTCAGTAAGGAAAGGCGCTGGACGAGGTAGCATTGGTGATCTTTTTTCTAAAGACACTAAGTCGTTTAAGCAACTAGGACGTGAAGCAGACAAAGTCGGTAAGATCTTTAACTCTCTTCAAAGAACAGGCTACACTGTAGGAACTACTATTGGAGTTCTTGTCTCAGCCTTGAGCTCTCTTGTTGTTGGTGTTGTCTCCTTAGGTGGTGCGGTTCTTTCTGCTACTCCGGCCTTAGTCGCGCTTGGCGGAGGCCTAGCTGCAATTATAGCCGGAAGTGTAGCTGCCAAACTAGCGTTGTCTGGAATTGGCGCTGCAGTTGGAGCGTTAAATAAGCAAAAAACAGCCGGAGGAGGAGCAGGTGGGCAAAACTTAGCAAAAGAACTTGCTAAGATCGCGCAGAAAAACACAGAAAATCTAGCTGCTGCTGATAAAAAGTTAATTAAATCTAAACTAGAGCTAACTAAGGCTCAGATTGCATTTAACAAGGCGCTTAAAGAAGGCGCCGAAGAAATTCAGCAACTCGGGTTTGACGCTGAAGACGCTGCGATTGCTGAAAAGAAAGCTGCATTAGAGCTCGAGGCTGCGCGCGAAACATTAGCGCGCGTACAAGATTTACCGCCTAACTCTCGTGCACGAAGAGAGGCAGAGCTTGCGTACGAAGAAGCTGATCTAAATCTTCGCCAGGCAATGGATAGAAATAAAGATCTACAGGTAGAGCAAGATCGTCTTGCTAGAGAAGGTGTTGCTGGAACTAACGCTGTTATATCCGCGACTGAAAATCTTACAAACGCTGAAGAAAACTACAAGGACGCAGTTGATGGTAAGGCTAAGACCGAGCGTGATGCGCTTCAAGATATTATTGACGCGCGAGAACGCGCTGCAAAATCTGCCGCGGGGCAAGACCCTCTTGCAGGGCTTACCGCATCGCAGAAAGTATTTGCTAAGTTCTTATCAAGTCTAAAGCCTCAATTGGATTCTTTAAAAGAAGCAGCCGCGTCTGGGTTCTTGCCGCTGCTGCAAACGTCTATTCAACAGATTGTTGATAAGGCGTTTCCAACCTTTAGGACTGGACTTAACCTTGTTGGAAAAGCCATGGGCACCGCATCTAAGTCTGTCTCTGACGCGATTGTAAGTTCAGAAAATCTTGCAAAACTTTCTAAGGTATTTGAAACATCTGGCGGAGTTATTGAAAGTCTTGGAAAAAGCATCGGTAGCTTATGGGGCTCGCTGCTTTCTATTCTTACAGCCGCCGAGCCTCTTACTAAGCGCTTCTTTGGATATATAGAAAAAGTTACTGCCGGCTGGGATAAGATGCTTAGCACGAAGGAAGCAGACGGAAGTCTTCAAAAGTTCTTTACTACGGCCGGAAACATCGCAGCCCAGATCGGAAAGATATTTGGTAATACCTTTGGATTTATCGGAAACATTGTAAAGGCAAACACCGGTCCAGGTAGCGGTGGTCAAATACTTCTTGACTACCTAGAAGATGTAACAGCGCGATGGAAGGCAACAACCGAATACACAGGAGACGGTCCTGGCTCCTTGCGCGAGTTCTTTAGAGACGCGGCAATAAACGTAAAGGCAATTCTTGGCTTTCTAGGTCCACTAACAAAAGAGTTTATAAAGCTAGCTGGAGACCCTAAGACCAAGGAGTTCTGGGATACTCTTGCAATGGCAGTCCCAGATATAGGAGCAATATTTAAGAACTTAAACGAAGGTGGACCTGCCTTTGCAGAGCTTCTTGTCACTCTGACAAGGCTAACAAAGATTTTTACCCAAGACGGTGGAATGACCATGTTCTTCAAGACGCTGAATATGATTGGTAAGGCACTAGCTACGGTTTTTGAAACAAAGCCAGTAGAGATGCTTATGAAAGTTTTAGGGCCACTACACGGAGTTTTACTTGCGCTTGGTCTTGCTGGAATAATTGCAGGCAAGGCAATGCTCTACATGTTGTTTATTGGAAGAAAGATCTCGTTCTTTTTTAAAGTACTTACAACAACAATAAGAATCTTTATTGCAGTTGTTAAACTGCTAGGTGTGGCAATGAAAGCTGCGTTTATGGCTAACCCTATTGGTGTTATAATTGTCGCTATAGTTGCTCTAATTGCCATATTTGTCACGTTGTACAACAGAAATAAAACATTCAGAGACTTTGTTGTGCGTATGTGGGAAAGAATTAA